TCACCAATCAAACGGAACTGTGGAAGCTCCCGCATGAAACCATGTACGTCAAGTTGAAGACCTTTCGAGAGTGCGTATAAGACAGCATTGCCTTTGGTAATGTTACGCACCTTGAGAGGCTCACAAACTGGGTGCACTTTAGCAGTGCACATCGTTTCATCCAACTCATCGGATGACCTAATCACACAACGTGTGTAGGGGAGACGATATTCTCCAACAATATCTTGTACCTCCTGAGGTACCAAGTCGTCGCAAGGACGAATTGTGTTGATGATATGCTCAACAAAGATCCGTTTTTCAGCGTAGTCAGCTGAAAACTGCGAATAAAGTTCATTCGCGGTTGTGAATGCATACCCACGGCGTTCGGAAACGCCCTTGTGTGGACAATAATGCATCTTCAGTAGCTCATCATTGCTACTATAACCCCGACGGACAACCTCGTGAAGAATGTGGCCCTTGGCCCCACCACCTGGTTGTCCGTTCTCCCAACAAGCAGAACGCGAGAATTCGTGGATCTTCCCGACGTTCTTAAAACTGAGCTTATCAATGACCTTTTCAAATTTGGTCACTAACGATGATACTAGCTCACTGCTTGCCGGAACGAATGGTTTCGCCATGGTTGCTCGATGTTTCTTGAGCGACTTCATGATGAATTCGTCCGGCACCACCTCTGCACAGCGTTTGAGTTGCGCTATGCTCCAGAAGAGGGCCTGGTTCTTTCTTCTCGTGCCCGACACGAGTCGTCGCTGAAGTGTACGACGAACAGAACCAGAAAAGAGGAGTGGTAACCCTTCATAGGGCTTACCACAAATCACAGGAATCTCGGGGGATTCCTGCTTCAAACTCCTTGCGTGGAGCGCAACACACGTATACTTCACGAGATCGATATATTGTTGGTAATCATCGACTCTCATGAGCGCTCCTACGCACGAAAGAATGGACTCTCGCTGATACGACACGATAAATCGCTCGTCGTAATCGGCTAGAATTTCGATTAGGCCAATCGAAACCTGCAGAGCACTGCAGATCCATTCCTTCGCCAACCACGGATGTTCAAGTGTAACATCCGCCGGCCCAACCTCGCGAATCAGTACGCCTGGCATCGCAGCTATGAAGTCCGACTTCACACTGCGACGCTGGAGTGAGCTATCCAAGCTCACCCGTACTGGTCCACTGCTGTCACCATGACAGCAAAGGGCGAGAGACAAACGATAAAGGGCAGTAACTGGGTTACTGTTTCTGGACTTTTCAAGTTCCA